AAATGAAGAATTATCCGATGATACTTATGATGAATTGGATGTTGAGCCAGAAGAAATTGAAGATTTTATTAAATTTTTAAAAGCTTACAAAAATACATTAGATGAAGCAAATTGTAATTGTGTTTTTGAAGCTGAATATCAAGGTAGGGAAGTTAAATTAGGACATCCAATGCAAGGTGATGTTAAAAAGTTTAAAGTATATGTAAAAAACCCAGCTGGTAATGTTGTTAAAGTAAACTTCGGCCAAAAAGGAATGAAAATTAGAAAATCAAATCCTGCTGCAAGAAAATCATTTAGAGCAAGAATGAATTGTGATAATCCCGGCCCAAGAACAAAAGCAAACTATTGGAGTTGTAGAAAATGGTAAATTTGGAAATGTGGAAAATTTTCCATATATTTAGAAAAATAGAATTATATTAAAATGGCAGATAAATCAATATTTAGTAGGTTACAAAAATTATTTTCTACAAATACTATTGTTAGAAAAACGGCAAAGGGAGTCAAAGTAATTGATACAGATGAGTATCAAAGTATGACTACTAATTTGGTTGACCGTTTTATGAAAATGAAAGTTACAAATTATGCAACGGGCCAGGTAGATTCATCTATGGCATACCATCAAGTTAGAATTGATTTGTTTAGAGATTACGATTCAATGGACATGGACCCGATAATGACCTCCGCATTGGATATCTACGCAGATGAGTGTACGGCTAGAAATGAACATGGTAATGTTTTAAAAATTCATCATGAAGATGACGAAATAAAACAGATATTAGAAAACTTATTTTACGATATTATTAATATAGAATTTAATTTATGGCCATGGGCTAGAAATTTGGTAAAATATGGTGATTTCTTTTTACAATTGGAAATAGCAGAACAAGAAGGAATAGGAATTGTGAATGTAATGCCATTATCGGCATATGAAGTAAGTAGAGTTGAAGGTTTTGATATGTCTAATCCACAAAGAGTAAAATTTGTGTATGCTCCATACCAAAACCCATTAGGTGCATATGGTCAAACCCCAAAGAAAGAATTTGAAAACTTTGAGATGGCACATTTCCGTTTAAATTCGGATTCAAATTTTTTACCTTACGGAAAATCAATGATTGAAGGTGGAAGAAGAGTTTGGAAGCAATTACAATTAATGGAAGATGCTATGTTAATTCATAGAGTAATGAGAGCTCCTGAAAAAAGAATATTTAAAATTGATGTAGGTAACATTCCACCAACGGAAGTAGATAACTACATGCAAAAAATAATTAATGGTTCTAAAAAAGTTCCATTTATAGATGAAAGAACAGGTGAGTATAATTTGAAATATAATATGCAAAACTTAATTGAAGATTATTATATGCCAGTTCGTGGTAGTGATAATGGTACTTCAATTGATACATTGAAAGGTTTAGAATATAATATGATTGATGACCTTAACTATTTAAGAAATAAGTTAATGGCATCTTTAAAGATTCCTAAATCATACTTAGGATATGAAGAAGATACAAATGGTAAATCAACTTTAGCAGCATTGGATGTTAGATTTGCAAAAACAATTGAAAGAATTCAAAGAGTAATGATTTCAGAATTAACTAAAATTGCAATTATCCATTTATATGCACAAGGTATAACTGATGAAAGATTGACCGCATTCTCATTAGAATTGACATTACCATCAAAAATATACGAACAAGAGCAAGTCGAATTATACGCATCTAAAGTACAATTGATACAACAAATGCAAGCAACTAAAATGTTTTCTAAAGAATGGATGTATGAATCTATTATGAAAATGGCAAAGGATGAGCAAGATGATATTACATTGCAAGTTTTAGATGATACAAAACAAACATTCCGTTTAACCTCAATTGAGACACAGGGTGTTGACCCTGCAAAAGAAACAGGAACAGATGGCCCAACCGATGTAGAAGAAGAATTGGATAGATTAAAAACCGAATTGGAAGAAGATGGTAAAGTTGGAAGACCGGCCGACCCTGTTAGATATGGTAAAGATGACCACCCACAAGGTAGAGACCCGTTGGGAATAAAGGCTTTAAAACAAAAAGAAGGTTCGGTAAAATTCAAACCAAGAAACAATTATCAAGAGATATTTAAAGATATGGATGGTAATAAAAAAAAGATTTTAACAGAAGATTTAGATAAAGAGTAATATTCCCATAGAAAAATATATTTATATCTGACAAATTATACAAATTGATGAAAAAAATAAAACATTCGAAGTTCAAAAATACTGGATTTATATTTGAATTATTAGTAAGACAAATTACTTCGGAAATCATGTCTGCCAATAAATCGGTAGCAGAAACAATATTAAAAGAGCATTTTAATTCAAAAAAAGAATTGTCTAAAGAATTAAAATTGTATCAATATTTAATTAATGAAAAATATAACTCAGAAGCAAAAGCTGAAAAGTTTATAGATACAGTTTGTGAGGCTCGTAAAAGATTAGATGAGAAAAAACTTACAAAAGAAAAATATAATCTTATAAAAGAGATTAAAGAAACTTACAAATTGGATGAATTTATAAAATCTCCAATTTCCAATTACAAAACATTAGCTTCAATTTACAAAATATTTGAAGAAATTACAACCAATGAACAATACGACCCAACCGATATAGTTAGTTCTCGTTTTACTATTGCGGAAAACATTATAAATACATCCATTCAAAATAAAGATGTAAAGATAAAAGATGCTGTAATGGAAGAATATAAAAAACAAGATGAAGATTTAAGAGCAGTTTCTTATAAATTATTAGTAGAATCATTTAATTCAAAATATAAAAATCTTACTGAAGAACAAAAATCTTTATTAAGAGAATATATCAACAATATTAATAATACTGGAAAATTAAATGAATATGTCGGTAAAGAGGTGACCAGTTTGGTAGATTCATTAAAAGAGATTGGTTCAAGAATAAATGACAAAGTTACAAAAATTAAATTAGCAGAAACCATTTCAAATATTAGAAAAGTTAAATCTGTTAAAAAAATTAAAGAACAGCATTTATCAGCACTAATGATGTCATACGAATTGGTAAACGAATTAAAACAATCAATAAAAAAATAAAAAATGAGTACAAATTATAGAATATTTAACGCAAAAGAATATACTGCAGGTCAATCTGGTTCTTTAGAAAGAGCGTGGGGTGTAATGAGAGGTTCAACAATTTGTTCGGGTTCAATAACATTGGAAGGTGTTGTTGATAATAATCTAAGTGGTACAATTGCACAAACAAACAATCACTCTACTTTAAAATTAGAACATTTAGCAATGGGGGAGCCGGTTCCTTGTTATGTTAGAAGTATTGTAGTAACATCGGGTAACGCATATTTATTAGCATAATAAAAACCAAATAAATGCCAGCACAATCAAAAGCACAACAACGATTTATGGGTATGGTTCATGCATCTCAAAAAGGTGATATGGAAAACCCATCACCAGAAGTTGCAAAAACAGCAAGTTCTATGAGTGATAAAGATGCTAAAGATTTTGCATCAACCAAACATGATGGATTACCTGACCATGTTAAAGAAGCTCTAAAAGAAAAAATTAGACAATTTGTTAGAGAAAGAAATATAAAAGAAATGACAGGTAGTGATGCAGCTGGTGACTATGCAACACCGATGGCATTTACAAAACCAGGTGGTGAAAAAGCCAAAGGTAAAAAACAAGCAGCATTGACAGGATATTCAGTAGTAGATGAAGAAGTAGGAAGTGGATATGTTGTAAATGGTGACCCAACAAAATATAAACCAGTTGTTGCAAAAACAACTGGAGATGATAATAAAAAAGATAAAGAATTAGCAAGAGTATCGGATATGAGTATGGTTAAAGATATTCACGAAAATAGATGGTTAGAATTAAAAAAAGAAGACATTCCTGCAACACATAAAATTGGTAAAGGCATTTCTAATATTAACAAACAACTTGCAGAAATGGAAAGATTTTTAGGTTGGTATGGTAAGATTAAAAATGAAAATGGTGTAACAAACCAAAATTTCTGGAAAAGAACAAATAACCATATTTATAAGATAAAGGAGAGACTTATTAAATTAGAACAACACATTCGTAAAATATCTGAATAAAATGAAATTAAGCCAATTAAAAGAACTTGTTAAACAAGTAGTTAAAGAAGAACAAGATTATCAACAACTATTTAAGCATATGTTAGATAAAACGGGTAAATCTATTCCTGATATGTCTGATGCAGAAAAAGTTAAATTCTTTACTGCAGTAGATAAAGCATCAAAAGCAAAATCAGAAGGTAGACTAACAGGATATAACGAAGCCGAATTATCCACTGCTCAAAAGAAAATTGATACAGATGGTGATGGTGAAATTGAAGCTTCTGATTTAGCAGCATTAAGAAATAAAAAATAATGAACAAACCTTTATTAATAGAAACTCATTTATTTGAAGCCAAACTCTTAAAAGAAGAAAATGGAACTTATTTGGTTAAAGGAATCTTGCAAAGAGCAGGTGCACCCAACCAAAATAATAGAAGATATCCAAAAGAAATCTTAATGAGAGAAACTAAAAAATACGACCAACTTATTAAAGAAAGAAGAGCGTTGGGTGAATTAGACCATCCGGATTCTCCAGTTATTAATTTAAAAAATGTATCTCATAATATTAGAGAAATATTTTGGGAAGGAGACGATGTAATGGGAGTAGTAGAAATTCTTTCAACACCATCGGGTAATATATTAAAAGAATTATTAAAAAACAATATTCGTTTAGGCATTAGTAGTAGAGGATTAGGTTCAGTAAAAGAATTATCAGACGGAACTGTTATGGTTCAAGAAGATTTTGAATTGATAGGTTGGGATTTTGTATCTAACCCATCAACACATGGAGCATTTATGGCACCTTTGCAAGAATCAAAGCAATGGGCTAAAATAGCAGAAGAATGTGGTAAATGGTGTAAGTCACAAGATTTGATGAGAGAAATTATAATAGAATTAAATTAATATAAAATGGCAAAATTAGTAGACTTAATACCTGGTAAAAAAATAGTAAAAGAAGATTTAGAAGATATGGATATTGCATTGCCAAGCCAAGTTGAAAGATTTTTGGATAAAGCAATAAAAGTAATTAAAAATTATAATTTACCTACAAGAAAAGAACAATTAGTAATAGCTAAAATAATAGATGCATTGGATATGAATCCATCTCAACTATCTCAAGCCGTTTCTAAATTGAAACATTACAAAATTGTAAAGAGATAACTATGATACGATTAAAAAATATATTGAGAGAAACCGAAGAGTTTCAACAACTTCCAAATGAATTAAAAAGACATTTTTTGGAAATTATTTCTACATATGGTCAACATAGAGAAGGTATGAGTAGAAAATCGGATATTAGACAGGTTGCAGAAACATTGGGTGGTATTGCCGACGCAGCACAAGAATATACTTTAAGAGAAGGTGGTGATTGGTTTGATAGAGTTACTATTAAAAGAAATATGACCGAATTAAAAAAGTTTCAAGCTGCATTTGAAAAAGAAGCACAAGAAGCAACTGCACAACAACAAAGATTAGAAGCTCTATATGAAGATATGGGACATGTATTAGGAAGATACTTTGAAATAGCAGATGTATCCGAAGATGTTATGAAACAAAGATTAGGATTACAAGAAGAAAAATGTAAAACTTGCAATGGCAAATAAAAAGCAACAATTGAATGAATTTGGATTAATAGCCGTTTTAGGAACAATGGCATTGTGGTATTGCATGAGAGCGGTGTTTGATGCAATTGCAACAAATATAGATGCATATTATCATGGTAGAAATCCAAAAATACAAAAAGCTTTAGAAAAAATTACAAAATCTTTAGCCAAAAGTTCATCTTTTATAGATAAAATAAATAAAAAAGTACCTAGTACAGGCATCGGCACACAATTAATTTCTGCAATAATGACATTTCCGGAAATGGAAAGAGAATTAAATAAATATAAAGATGACAAAGATATTAATTTTGAAGAATTAAAATTAGAATTAGTAAAAGCCTACACAAAAGGAATGGACGAAGAAGCGGATGAAAGAGGAATTACAGCAGATATGGATAAAAAACTACAATCAATTAAGTGGATGTCCGAAGATATTGACAGAAAAAATAAATTAAAATAAATGGAACAATTCGCATCATTATTTTTTCATAGTAGAACACAATCACATGTATTTCATTTAGGAGTAAAGGGTCCAGGTGCATTTTCAGCACACTCTGCATTAAATACATACTATGATGAAATTGCAGGTTTAATAGATGGATTAGTAGAATCATACCAAGGAAAATTTGGTTTAATTAAATTTCAACCTGTAAATGGTTCAGATACTAATTGTGATATTAAAAATATTATATCTT